CGAATGATTGATGCGTGAGGGTTCTTGCTGATCGCCATAATGTCGTCCATCAGACTGAAGATCGCCATTGTGTGTGACGCTGACGCGCTTGCTTCAAGCACCATCTTCCTGGTTTCTTCGGTGAGTTCACCTTGATTGAATGCCGTTCCTTCGCTCATTTCACGCTCCATGGTCCCCAGCCGAAGCCGTAACGCTCCATGCCGTAGTTGTAAATTGCTAATCCAGCGAGCAAGTTAGTCTGAGCGTGTAGCAGATCTGATGTCTTGTTGATAATGCCTTGACGCTGTAGCCATTTTGACCATGAGCGATCGTTGATCTGCAGCAAGCCGTAGTCCTGTGACTTGTCGCGATTGAGTGTCTTGTTGTGTGCGTTAGGTCGGCATCCGCTTTCGCGCGCCATGATGGACTCAAGCACGGTTCGCTGATCCGGATCCCAGCCAAGGTTGATGGCAAGAGCTGAGAATTGCTCGCATGCGCTGGTGTGGGGATCGATGTAGATCGTGGAGCTGGTGGTCGTGGTCGGCTCAATTAGGTATGGCTGGACGCTTATCGGCGCTACGGCAATAGTCCCAGAAGGCTCTTTAGACGCGCTAGGAGCGCCTGTGAGAGCCGTAATACCAAAGACTGTGCAAAGCACTAGACCTATGAATTTCTCTGCAAGGTAGTTCATTTTTTCTCCAGTGGTATAGGCACGCCCCATGATGAAGCGTGTGATCGGAATGCAATTTGTCCTAGTAGATATTTTCCCGTCTCGGGCTCTGTGAATATCTGCACGAGGATCTCTTGTCCGTTATCCATGACTCCTATGTAAACGGAGTAGTCAAAGAACTGTGGTTCACTCATAATCACTAGCCTTTCGTCGGTACTCCGACCCTAGGGCATAGGTCAAGCTTTGGGTGGGATTTCCCCGAAGACCTTTAGGAACGCTGCTTTTACCCAGATCACGGAGTCCGCAGCTTGTGGCGTGATCTCAATGTGGAACCAATCTCCGCCGGGAGCTCCGTGGATCGTTGGCTTATCGTATTTCTGCCATGCGTAGCGATCACAGCGCCATGCGCGTCCGTGTTCTTTTGGCATGTAATCCAAAATGCACTGAAGACCAAGATCGTTCGCGTTGGCAACAAGCTTGTCAATGAAAACAAGCGCTTCTTTGCGTCCTGCTTTTGGGTTCTTTTCGCTCTTGCGATACGAAAGATCTACAGCTCTGCCAGTCGCGTGAACCGACAAGGATCCGGGTTTTCCGCGCATGTCGCGCTGACCCCATGATCCGTTGTTCCATAGCGCGCCATTAGAAGCTGCGATCGCTTGCTTGATCCATTCGTTCATGCCGGCTCGAGGAGCTGGTGATGCTCCGTCAGCGTTGCCGATGTAGTCCCTAGCGTTAGGGACTCCCGGCTTAGCTTTGGCTATCGCCACGACCGAATGCCGTATCTTTAGGGTTTACCCAGCGGAGCAGTGGTGGGATGATTGCTGCGATTGCACCTTTGCCGAAGTCGCGTGGATCTGTCGTGCCTGTTGAATAGACGGCAATAAGAGCTCCTACTACTGATCGCGCATAACTGGCGAGCATGGCTTTGTCTTTAGCTTTCATCGTGTCCGTCCTTTGGTTTGTTCTTGAGTCCATTCGATGCGAGTAATCCTATTAGACCGCCAGAGAGTGTCATGAGCATTGGGTTGAGGACCGAAAAGGCTTCTGCGTCGTTGGGTGCTTGTTCGAGTGGCTGGGTTACAAATAGGAGACCGTAGAGCAGGGTAAAGATTGAGCCGACGAACGCGCATGTCAGACCGATGCCGACGACAAGGATGAGTCGTGCTTTGATTTCGTCGTTTGTGTATCTAGCCACAGCGACCACCACCGACCGCAATTTCTGTTGTAAGTGTGATCGCTTTGTTTTTGGTGCGAATGCAGTTCATTCGAGTCCGATCAGAACATCCGGCACAACCCCACAAAACAACTGCGATGAGCATGCAGTAGCCGATTAGGTAACGCCAACGCATTAGGAAAGCAGTGCAACTACTTCGTCGGCAGTAAGTCCAATTTTGGCAAGTGTTGCCTGTTTTAGTGCGTGACGGTCTGCATCTATTTGTGCTTGTTGCACGCCATCAGCATAATGTGCGTCTAGATCAGCTGTTTCTTTAGTAGTTGTTTCTCGTATTTCGTCATTGATTTGGATCAAGTAAGCCATGGCGTTCCTAACTGTTTGTGTAACCATAAACGCGAATAGTGCCACCAGTAAGTGTTGCACCACCGGCAGCTGCAATGGTGAACGATGAGTAACTGGTGTTTACTCTGTGTGAACCGCCAACAGCACCGCTCCATAAGTAACCATTTGCGCCACCGTTCCAGTTTGTGTAGTCGGTCGTAAACGGATTGAAAATGTTCATGTTTAGGTTTTGTGCTTTGTTTACATCTGTAATACCAACATAAGCACTTGCAGCATTGTTGCGATTCAAGGTAGTCACCGCACCCGTGTCATATCTTGTAATAAGCAAGTTGGAATAATAACTAGCAGTCGAACCAACTAACACAAACGATATGCCTTGGTCATCTGCAGACCATTGGCAACCTTCCATGGTGATCAAATAGTTTTCATATGACGCGCTGAAAACGCTTGACACAGTTACCGACGAAACTCCGGTTCCAATCGCTTGAGCCGTGATCAATGACAAACCAGCGGTCAAAGATTGCCATGCTGAGCCGTCGTAATATTGGGTTGTGTTGCTTGCTTCTATGTAAGCAAATTGACCTTCGGCAAGCACCTTTTCGCCTGTGCCACCGAATGCAGCATCTCGAGTGACGGTCGTGGCGAAAACAGGAATGCCGGTGTTCACTTGCGTCATTTCGGCAGCTGTCAGGATTTCCCCTGCAACGAAGGCTGGTACTGCGGTTTGTGCGTTGGCTCCCATAAGTGCTCCTAACTTAGTGCGTAAATCGTGTCAAGTGTGGAACTGTCAAGAACGAACAGCTGATAGACGGTCGTCGGTGATGTATAGATCGTCGTTTGATGTGGCTGGCTAAATGAGATTCGATGCTCAATGCCTTCAACGAAAGACTCTTGCGCAATAACGCTGGTCGTCGTTGATGTAGTCGTGATCGTTTTTTCGACGCTAATCGTGTCACCGATCTCAAGGATTGCCACCGAGTCGCGCTCAGCTGTGGACAGCATCTGGAAGCCTGTGTTTACGCTGGTAAGTGTCGCTGTCGGTTCGCCTTGGATCAGATAAGTCGCCAATGTCAGAGCTGCAGCGTCGTTGTGGACAAGGCTTTCGGTGTAGGCGACAGCTTGGATGAAGTACTTTGCTTGGCTTGCAAGATCATCAACGGTCTCTGGTCCTGCAGCTCCGAGATGTGTAACGCTTGCGCGGTTGATTACCTTGTCCGCGCCGAAATTGATTGACACAGAATCGTAGGGAGTGTGGCTTGGGTCGTTGTCACCGAACTCCACAGTCGCTCCGGCAAGTGTCGCTCCTAGCCTTTTTTGGAACACGAAGCGCCCCGATCTGTCTACGAACGCGCGTCCCTGTTCTGCAGCCATGATGTCATTGAGATAGCCCTGAGCATTGGATCCAGATGGGACGGTATAAGCAGCTGCACCGCCAAGTGTGATCGCTGATGTTTCTATTGATTGCTCACCGACACCTTGGAAAGCATCCACTTCTGGAAGTGCAAGAAGGTTTACGACTCGAGTGGATGCGATCTCTTCGTGCACATTCCATTCGTCTAGGAACGCTTGCGAAAGAAGGTACTGGTCGTCTATTGCTTGAACTGCTACAAGGTCGTTGCCGTCCAGATTGAACTGGTAATCGTATGTGACGATGAAGCCTTGGAAGAGTGATTCTGCTGTGCCTAGCGAGTTGTAGCGGTAGAAGCGCACTCGACGCATAGGCGCAATGCCTGGCTGATTGTTTGCAGGATCGTATGTGGGCGCATCCGTATTGAACGGATTGAACGCCCCGTCCGCCAGCTGGTCGTTCAGCGTGAAGCTCATGATGCCGGGGACGAACTGGTCTCCGATGTCGCGTCGTCCTCGAGTGATGGACACATCAAGCACACCGTCGGTCACATCAGCGAACTCTGTCGTCGGTCCGAGCAGATAGGTCGTGTTATCAAGCACGCCTTTCAGCGATGAGTCAAGAGTAAAACTGGAACTATCCCAGCCTGTATCAATTTCAAGTAGATACTCGCCAGACTGAATGACGGATGCTGGCATTAGTAGCGACCGCTAATTGGACGGACCGAAATGTCTGCTGGACCGGATGCACGGTTGAAGCTCTTGACCGCATCAATCACGACCTTGCCTGTCTGAGCGTTAGTCAAGACTCCGCCGTTGATGTTCACTGTGTAGTTGTTGCCACCGCGCTCCGCCATGATGCCCGATGTGTCACCAGTAAATGTTGGTGCTGTAGTCGGTCCAAGGCTGATTGAACTGACACTGCCAGCAAACTTTGCTCCGATGCCCTTGACATCTGCCAGTTTGAGGTTCGGGTTCTTGAGAAGCATCTCTGCAGCTTGGATCGCTGACTGTACGCCGGCAAGGTATTGCTCGCCTTGCGTGACTCCAGCTTGATAGAACTTGTCTGCAGCAAGCTTGCCCAAAGCATCCGCCACAAAGTTGAGGTCACTGACCAGCTGGTTGATCCCATTGGGTCCTGTAATCGCTTCTGAGCCACCTCGGATCAATTCATCGGCAATTGCACTGCCAGCCTCTTGACCAGCCTCTAGAACGCGTTTGAGCGCGTCTTGTGACAATTCCATCGCAAGCAGTTTTTCAATCTTTGCCCCGAATGCTTTTGCACCATCAGCTTGTGCTGTCAGCTGAGCGAGGATGGTAGTTCCGGCTTCTTTGGCAGCGTCCGCTGCACCAGAGATCGAGAACTCGCCAGTGACTGATTCCGAAACTGTCTTCTTGAAGTCATCATAAGCAGTTTTTGCTTTTTCAAGTTTCTCTTTGGCTTCGTCAAGAGCTGTAGCAAATTGATCTTTCAGTTCCTCTCGAGCCTTCTTGATTTTCTCTGCCATCTTGTCCACAGCACCACCAGCACCAGTTGCTGCAGTGTCAAAACCACCAAGCGATTTAGTGGCTAGTTCGCCATTGTCTGACATGCGTTGAAGCTGTGAATTGCTGTATCCCTGCTCCGTGTTGAATGCTCCAAGTGTTCCCTTGAGTCCGTTCATCTGACGCTGGTATAAAGCAAATGCTGCGACACCAGCGATTACTACTGCGATTCCGATACCTGTCGCAATTTGGACAGCTGTGAAGGATGCAGCGAGCGCATAGTTGATTCCCATGGTGATGACGCTGACGGTCTTCCATGCTGCGAGTGCGATGTTGGTTCCGATGATTGCTGCAGCGATTGCTCCGATCGCAGTTGCAATGCCGAGGATCACGCCAGCATTGTTTTGTGCCCAGATCGCAAAATTGGTAAACGCGCCGACCATGATTTCAACGACTGGAAGTAGCGCGGTTCCGATTGCTTCTTTGGCTTCGCCGAGCTGGATGGTGAGGTTCTTGAACTTGCCCTGTGCCGTCTCTGCTGCAGTTGCTGCTGCTCCACCGAAGGTCTTTGATAGTTGCTGGAATATTTCGTCAGCAGATGCTCCGTCTTTGATCAGTTGGTAAAGCTCTGGTGACAGATTCTTGATGGCTTTTGTGTTGCCGGCATAAGCCTTTGATACAGCATCAGATACTTCAGCAAGACTTTTGCCCGTTCCTGCAGCGACATCAAGAGAGATCTTGAGAAGGTCTTGCGCTGTAGCAATATCACCAGTGGCTCGAACTAAGTTACCCAAAGCCGGACGAAGTTCATCGTCGGCGACCGCAGCTGTGCGAGATAGTGAAGTGATGAAGTCTTCGTTGGCTTTGATCTGTTTGTCGGTTGCTCCTGTGGTTGCTGAAAGTTGGCGCGCAAGTTGTACCTGTGCAGCCTGATCTTCTGCAGCTGCTTTTGCGCTCATGGCAAGACCGGTTGCCAATCCTGCAAGCGCTGCCGTAGCTGGAATAAAAGCTTTCTTCAGCGCAAAGGATGCTTTCTCGGCATTGGTTTCTAATTTCTTGAACTCCTCAAAAGTTTTCTTGAGTCCGTCACCTTGGAAGTCGGTGATGATGGGGATGCGAATAGCCATTACTTGCCCTCACTTCTTGCGATTGCTTCTGCGAGTAGTCGCTCAGTTTTCCAGACGAGACCTTGGATCTCATGCTCAAGGATTGACTCATAGCTCTCAGCGGTTGGATACATGTAGCGTGACGCGCGACCCCAGTTGATGTTCAAGTTCTGGATCAGCGTGTTGTTCCATGTGTATCGGTATTCCTTGCCACCATAAACACGCTTCTGAACTGTTCCGTCTTTGGCTTGGTTTCGTCCAGCCATGTCGAAGATCTGTCCCCATGTTTCGTTTGACTGGAATACGAACGCGCCAAGAGTCTCGTATTGTGCGCCTTTTTCTAGGTTCTTTTTGCGTGCGCGTCGAGTGTCAATTTTGACATTGATCTTCTGATCCACTTTAGATCCATACCACGGTCCACCGCGTCGCCACTTGCGATACATGCCAGACAGTGGTGGCTCGCCCGGCACGGCAGTTCTTGCAGCTTGGACCATTGGCAAAGTGATGCGCTTGTAGTCGCGCGTAATTTCGCGACGAAGATCTGGGGCGAGTTTGTTTAGTTGTTTGAGGGTCTCTTTGATCCCATAAACTTCTAAGCCTGTTCTCGCCATGTCATCACTTCCTGTTTCTTTCCTCTAACACAGTAGTGACAGTGAGCAGGTCGGCAGTGTCAAACTCTTCTTCATAAAAGCGCGGAGCCCACGAAAGAGCAACTAGCAATTCTGCTAGGAGCCTTCGGTGAGTTCCGCGAGGATAGGGTTTTCGATTTCCTCAGCAACCACCTCAACGGCATCGAGTTTTGCAATGAACTTGTCAAACTCTCCTGGCACAACGATCTTGGCTTGCTTGGATGCTTCCCACGCTAAGAACGCGAGATCCTCGACACCGATACCGTTCGCCATGTCTGACGCTTTACGCTTGAACCTTCGTTCCCATGCAACTAATGTGACAAGGTTTGTCGTCACTTCGTATGGGTCTTTGCCTGCTTCTGTCACCTTTAGGTGCAGCTTCATTTCTTCTCGCTTTCGTGTCGGACCGGTGCGCGGTCGATTATTAGCTTTCGTCAGATGTGTAGACACCACCATTGAATGTCACCGAGATCGTCCCGAGAGCACCCAAAGATGTGACTACTGGCAGAGCTGCCAAGAATGTTCCAGTGAAAGTCAAGCCCGGGTTTGTCGCTGAATCGGCTGCGCTGGTTGGCTTTACGATCACATTGGTGGAAGTGCCGACCAGACTTTTGAGCGTTGCCCAAGTTTCGGTCGCTGCGAAGCTTGCGTAGAAGTCGAGTGTGACTGAGTGTGATCCGAGTCCTGACACATACTTGCGTGATGTGTCGCCAAAAGCGGTTGCTTCAAGCTGGTCGTAGTTGATGTTCACGGTCGCGCCGGTGCACTGATCGCTGAGATCCACTGCATTGACGGTGACTACTGGTGACGAGAGATAGGTGCTGGTTGCCATGATTACTCCTTGGATGCTTTCTTAGGTTTAGTTTTAGCAGGTTTTTCTTCTTCTGTGGTTGATACTTCGGCGTGCACAATAAAACCACCAGCAAGCAGAGCGTCAATGTTGATGCCATCCTTCGGTGTGTACGGATCACCGATCTTGCCTAAACGCTCGGACGCAATCGAGAAGCTCATGCGGTCTGTGCCTGTACTTCGATCATCATTTCGTATGCCGGCAGGACTACACCACCGACATCAACGCTGGTAGGGGATCCTGATGTTGCTCCGACATTTGCGGTCATTACCGATGCAGCCATGTTCAAGATGTTACCCAATGCGTCTGAGTTGCCCGGACCCATCGAGATGATCTGGACGGGGAATGTCATCTTGGCGATGTTGTAGTTCCACATCGTGAAAGATGGTGCTGAGATGAACACACACGGGGGTCGCAAATTGCGTGGATCCGTGACCACTTGCAAGCCAGTAGCGGTTTCCAGTTTCGTTCCCAACGCGCTCATCGCATTGTTGAATAGATCGGTGTAGTTGGAGACAGTCATGCGCAGGCTGGGCGATCAATCCCGAGAAGTTGTTTGATCTGACCGTTCATTCCGACGACTGGTGTCTGACCCATGTCTTGATAGGAACTGAACACATCGACCGTTCCGCGCGATTTATAGAGCATGCCGGCATACATAACCGTGCCCAGATAAACATCTGTCGATGGCACGGTCGTGAGCGAGTCGCCGGTGTACCCTGCCTCAGCTCTGCGCCTACTGCAGAATGCATTCGATGCAGCTGCACAAGTTGTCACGAAAGCCTGATCGCCAGCCGTAGCGACGGAGATGCCGAGCCAGTCGAGGACATTCTGTTGAGTAATCCATGTGCAGGTCTGTGTATATGTGACCGTGCCGGTCGCAGCTACACGCGAGACATCGTTTGCGGTCTTGGCGTAGAGGACCTGATTTGGGATCGGAACATTGAAGTCGTAAAGCAGATCGCCTTCGCTGTCGATGCCAAGGTACTCAAACTCTGGCAACGCATAGACGGTGTATGTGCCGTTGAATGTTGCATCAACTGATGTGACTGTGATGGACTCGCCGACTGCAATCTCGCTCGGTGTGAGGAGTTGCAGTACGGCGTAGTTATCCAGTAGGTACTTGAAGGTAACGCTGTAGGTTGCCATGAGCGGAAGCTCCGCTCTCGACTAAGCCTGTGTGATCTTGCGGATCATGCTCGAGTTTGCAGCGAATGTTGCTGCATAGCCAAACACCGACATTTGGCGACCGAGCGTGCTCGGTACCTCGACGGAGAGCAATCCGCGGTCTTGGCGATATACCTCAAACGCATTCTTGTTCATGATGATCATGGTCTTGGCTGCAAACTTGTTGTCCACAACGATCTCAAGACCGAGTGGGTTCATGCCTGACCATGAAGTTGCTGAGCCTGCGCCGAGTGAGTTCTGACCGTTCAATCCCGGTGCGCCGATCGCTGGGAAGATTGGGCGATTCGTGGTGTCTACGAGCTGACCCATGAGAGCCCAAGTTGCAGGATCCACGAAGATGTGTGTCGGCAAGTAGTTGGTTGCTGCCGAGATCGTGGTTGCTGCGTCATAGATTGACTTCATCAAGTCAGTCACTGACAAGTCCCACACGCCATCAGACGATGCAGCTGCAAGCAAGTTGTCTGCAGCGTAGTTGTCAATTGCGGTGAGGTACTGACCAGCAAGATCTTGGATGATGATCTGCATTGCGTTCGGATCTGTGAAGTCAATTACTTGGTAACTGAGCTGGGCACTACCAGCAAAAGTCACTTTGCTAACCGTGTTTGACGCAATCACGGCAGTCGTTGCTGATACTGCTGTGAGTTCGGTTGATTGCTGTGCGACTGATGGGTGAGTCGTCCAAGTTGGGCGAATGAAAGTTGCGCCTGCGTTGCCGTTTGGCATTGCGCGTGTGCCGAGTGCATTCAACACTGGAGCGATGTAGTTGATGTCCTGAAACACTGGACCCAAAATTGGAACTGGCACGATACCAGCATCGTTCGAGAGCACATTGTCTCCAGCTGCTGCTTCGATGTCTGACTTGTGATAGGCGCGGTAATCGTTCCATACGCGGTTTGCGTTGGCTGCAATTTCTCCGCCCTTGTGCATTGCTGCAACAAACTCTGCTGCACTTGGCAAGCGTGGTTCACGCTTTGCTGATGCGAACATTGGGGTCGGGATTGATGCCTCGACTGGTGCTTGTACTTCGGTTGCTTCTGACATTTCTTGCTCCTGTTCTTGGACTACTTCTTGAGTATTGCTTATTTCTGGATCTGGTTGGTGGATACTCGCAGCGATATCTGTGATCTGAGCTCCTGCGAATGCTGGGATGGCAACGACCGATAGCTCGCTCCAAATAGCAGCGCGGATTTCCATCGTGCCGGCTTCGTCGTAGCTGAACTGTGTCGGGGTAATTCCGATTGACACTGAATCAAGAACTCCGTCTTTCATGAGAGTAAGCGCTTCGGATCCCATCTGGGTGTCGCTGATCTTTGCTGTGAAGAGCATTCCTTCTGGCGTGGATTGGCGTGCCGTCACGATGCCGATCGCCATATCAGTCGAATGATTGAGAAGCAGACGAGGAGCTTTGCCATCAACTGGAAGAGCTCCCTCAAGTACGCGGACCGATGTCCCATCAGAGACCGTTGCTTCTACGCCATAAGGAACTGCAATTCCGGTGATGGTGCGTCGTGGCTGACCGTCTGGTCCAGCTGCATCGATGCTGACTGATTGCGCTGTGAATTGGATCATGATGCGATTTCCTCTTGTGTGTTTTCTTCCGGCATGTCTTCTCTGTCCATCGTGTCGGCAAGATAATTCTCTTCGAGATATTCCGATGCGTCGAACTTCACCATCGTCCCTCTTGGCAATACATTATCCATCGAGAGTGTGTTGGCGATGCATTCTGCGTAAGCCTTCACGCCGAAGATGTAAAGGTCCGCGCGTGCTTGCTGTGATGACTGATACGAGTATGAGCCTGTACTCACGCCTACAAGGTATGGCGGGACATTGGTTAGTCGCGCACATTCAAGTGCTTGATAGTTTGCAGCGTCAATGAGGAGCATCTTGTCTGGTGTCGCTTGTGATGGCTCAAAGGATAAGAACTCATTGAGAACAGCGATTTGATTGAGTTTGCGCGCAGACTCAAATTGCGCGCCGATGCTCGAGAGCTCAGAGGGTGATAAGGGCTCTCCGCCAGTTTGCTTGAGAACGCCAGACGGGATCAGCGATTCCGCATTGCGATATCGGCTGGATTCCAGCTTGAGTGCTGTGTTTACTACTCCGGGCGATTGATAGATGATGCCTTGGATGCCTGAGATGAATTGCACGACATTGCGATAGTCGAGTTCTTGTCCGAGGAAGTAGAGCTCTTTGGATGGTGCGAAGAAGACGGGACCTGACTGATCGCGACGGGTGATGGAGCCGGCTGGTAGACGCTCGAACTCCGAGGGATAGCCATCTTGAGTCCTTGCTGTGATGGCGAGGTAGCCCACGCCATAGAAGAAAATATCGTCAAATAACCACGATAAGAGTGTGGAGTTCGGGATGGATGGCGACATGCGACGAAGCCAGCTGCGCGGAGCGAGTCGAGTGGTGTCCATTTCTTGTGTTTGTTCGTTCCATGTTTCTTTGTACATGATCAATGGCATGCAAGAGATCACTGATGCCATGAGATCGCGTGCGCGTGAAATTGCTGGAACGCTCATTGCGCGATTGCGCGCTTCGCCTTCTTGGTAGGTGTAGTAAGCGCCGATCATTGATTGACCGGTGTATCCACCACCTGCTGCAGCTGCTTTGCCTACTGGCTCAGAGATTGCAGCTTTAGATACTTTGCGCTCGAATAATGCCATGTCTTTACTCTTCCATAGATGGGTCGGCTTTTGGTGGAGTCGCGCATCGGGGGAACCTTCTCCGACGAAAGGTTTGACACGCGACTCCGCGCGTATCTTAGTTGGCAACGACGACGAGCTGTGGCTTCCCTCGGCTGTGTTTGTTGCCGGCAACGATTGCGCTTGAGAAGATCATCGTCCTGCAAAGCTCGATGGGTCCGGGAGACCTTTGCGAGCTGACAGCGATAGAACCTTGTGTCCGAACTGAGACAGCGCGCACGACATGCTCTGCTAATGCCATCTCTCCTGTGTGCACGATCTGTCGTTCACGGATCAATCCTTGGACCGCTGGAGTCCATTTCAAGATCTCTGCATAACCGACGACTACACGCCGACGCTCGATGGATGGTGGGCATTGGAGATCAATTGTTGGAGTGAGCGCGAACTGGATGCTCTGATCTTTGGCAAGGTTGGCGATGTGATCCCAGAGCTGTGTTTGTGTGTCGCAAGTGAACGCGACCGTGACCCCGATCCGACCGTCCGGCAAGAGCACTGATCTTGTGGCGTAATAGTGCGAGTCGTTGAAATCCACTTCAACGGCAACCACTCCCCCAGCTGGAAGTGGCTCAGAAGTGACAAGCTGTGACCAAAGACCCTGTGGGAGCCATGAGCGATCGGTCGCGATCCAAAGATTCACACTTGAGCGTAGGAAGGATGCGCGATCGGGGAGCTGTGCTTCTGACTCGATGGTGGACATCTCGAGTGTTTTGCCGAGCGCTGGGTTCGCATAGCACCATGCGACAGGATCCATCGGGTCTAGGTCTGGCGGTGGAGACCATTCACGGAAGTGAAAGTTAGTCGGCTGATGTGTGTCAATCAGACGAAGACCCATCTCTCGATAGCGCATCATGACCTTGGATTCTTCTGTGCCGGCAGTGGACCACATGCTCAGAAGAGGGAAGCGTCGTGCGCGCATCGTCGGCGTAATACCACCATCAATCACTTCCTCATCAATTCCCCAAACTTCGTCTACAAGCGCAAGATCAACGGACAGACCGTGCGCTGCATTTGGCTTGGCTGATCGGACTAAAAGCTTTGATCCGTCCGGCAACTTTGCAGCAAGACGACCATAGGATCGCGTCAGTTTCGCATCAAAGTACTGCTCAAGAATGTCAGCAATTTCCTCATAGATCTGTGCGGCCGAATCAAGACGATGAGCCATCAAAAGCACAGTCTGCTTCTCTCCTCGAATCTTTGGCATCTCTGTGAGCCAATACCC